GTAGATAGCCGGGTCGATGCCACGGCGGTCCAGCGCCTCTGCAACAAAGGGGGGAAGGGTGGGGGTGATAAGTTCCATTACTCCCGTGTCAGGGTTCGGGACCGAACGCGGCTGCAACCACTCGGTAAGGGCAGACTGGAAGACGCGCTCATCCTGCTCTCCCAACGTGTTCGACGCAAAACCCACAGCGTTATCGCTGAATATGTCGAGAACACGGCCTCGCAGACCGTTGCCAAACGCGCCGTCATCAGCCCCCGCTGGAACCTCGATGTATGCACCGGCCCATATGTCAATTTGGGCCTGGGCGGGATACTTTCCAGTGACCTCGACGTACTCGTCGATTTTGTCCTGCAACCCCTGCTTTGGGGCGCTGCCAGCCGGCGCAGCAATGTTCGCTTTCCTCGACAACTCAGCGGGGGTCAGTTTTCGCCCCAGAACCGCCTCAATATCAGCGACCTCCGTTGCAAACTTGTTGTCTTTGACCTCAGCCTTCCGGCGCTCGACCGTCAAGGTCCGGCGCAAAGCACGGTGGCCGTCAAGGCCCATGTCCTCGGCGGCGCCCTCCATGTCAAGCAGGGATTGCGCTCGCTCAAAATCACCGTCGCCCATCGCGCGCTCAAAACCCGCCGTGATGACGGCTGAACGTCCCGCCGCACGCTGCGCGGTTTCTTCCAGGGGGGTCATGCCGCCGGCCTTGCTTTCAAGGATCAGGTCAACATCTAGCATGCCGGCTTCGACATCGCCGGTCAGCGTCACGTCCTCGGCTACACCGGTGAAGGAGTTGGTCAACCCATCAGCCACCAACTTTTTACCCAACGCGTTCGACGCGCTAGCCAGGGTCCGCGACGACGAACCGAAGGACTGCTCAAGGCGGGCTGTCAGCCGCGCACGGCTGGTGTCAGACCCTTCGTGCAAGCCGAGAATTTGGTCGAGTTTCGCGCGCGCGTTGACACCATAGTCGGTGAGAACAGACGGGCTTGTGATATCCTGCTCTATCTGGATTTTGTTCACCTCGTCGTTGAGGTAGGTCATGTATTCCTGTTCAGCCTTCGTCTCAGAGACAGCATCGCGCCGACTTTCCTTGCGCTCAAACGCTGCCTGAAACCGCCCTGCCGTCTCGGTGATGTCGGCTCCGGCTTGCTGAAGCCCGACCCCGGCGCTGCCCGCCGACGCACTCATAACGCTCTGCCCCGCCGAGGGCCGTGCCTGTCGGGTGTACTGTGTGAGTTTTGCCATTAGATGCCCTGCCCGTATCCCGCCTTCAAGGCGTCTTGCGTGGTGTAGTCAGAGGGTCCGGTGCTATCAAAAGCCCCCGACCCGTATAACGTAGCGCCGCCCTTGAGCAGCGCGCCAGCCGCGCCCATGTAGCCCGCGCGCTGTGCGCTCTTACCCTGCGCTGTCAGAAGCCCTGCGCTGGCCTCTAGGCCGGAGGCTTGCAGTTCGCCTTGGTGAATAATCGTCAGGCGGTCGAGTTCTTCCTCAATCGCGTTGTCCTCAAGCAGATCAAACGCCGACCCGCCGTATGTTCCCGACGCCGCAGAGTTCGCCCGGTTTGTGCCAGCCCGCAGACGCGCCTCACGCTCCTGCCGTTTGGCGTTGGCCGCAGCGTTCTGCCGAGACGCAATGGCGTTGTTATTTGCCACCTGTGCGTTGAACTTCGCCGCGCCCTTTGCTGCGTTTCCCTGCTGGATGGCCCCAACAGCAGAAAACGCCGCCCCAGCGATCATCGCAATTTCAACGCCGGTCATCGCACCCTCGCATACAACGCGCAAGCGCCGCCGTCAGGGCGGTAAGCCTCCATGCGCGGTGCTTCCATCGCAAAACCCAACATCTCAGCCCACCTATGTCCTGCCTCAAAATCGCAGTCTACTGTCATCTCAATCCGCTTGATGTAGCAGTTGTCCAAACGGTTCTGCACCGCGCGGTGTACGGCGACAAACTTGCTCCCCGTCGCATGGACGGAGATGTAACTCCACGCCAGCGCCCGACCGGGCCACAGCGGGATGATACCCGCGCAGCCTAGCACAACCCCGTCATCAACGCATGAGTGCGTCCAATCGGGGCGCTCAAGCGCCACGGCCTCTGCTTCGGTCATGTACTTGGCGAGATATTGCTGCTCGTCCTGCATGTCGATCTGCATCAGGTGCGCTGCTTTAAAGTCTACCACGTCCATGCTATCGGTCCTGCACATGAAGCTGCGGCATGATTGCCTGGATGGTCATGGGGAGCGGCTGATCCTGCCGAATGAAGATGCGCTCATTCATCCCGTAGTCGCCGTCCCACTCAATCTCAAAGTCGCCCTGGAACAGGGACACCGCTGTATCCATAGGATCGCCGCCTTCGCGAAGAACGATGGGGTCGAGGTCGTCGCTGGTGGGGCCGAACTTCCCGCCCAAGGTCTCGAAGAAACGAACAAACACGCGATGGATGCGCTCTGTCTTGCCCTGCGATGTGCCCTCGCGGCGGCCCTCAAGCGGCTGTCGCAGCGTCTCGAAGTCGGAGTTATATGCTAGGCCCACTTGAGCCTCAGAGGTCTCCCGGTCGAGCGTGATGGCTCCTGACGCCACTGTCTTGCGGGGGTGGGCAGACCCCTCGGCCAGAACGGCAACCTCTTGCCCTTCCAGATGGGTCAGGCCGGTCACGGTCATCACACGCTCGCGGACCTCGCCAGCCGTCTCATATGCCGTGAACCCAGAGGTGTTGATGGCGTTGCCGTCGCGGTCGTTCAACTCGAATGTCGTCGCGGCGACGTTCGCCACCACATAAACCTTCCGGTTTACTTCGGTCATACCCTGCACGTTCTTGATGCGGATCACATCACCGTTGGAGAAGCCGTGTGCGCCGTCTGTCGAGACAACGCCGGGGCTTGCTGCCGTGATGCCGGTAATGGTCTTGGGGTCGTCAAGTGTCAGGCCGCTGTCCACGAAGAAGGCTTCTTCGGGGTCGTTGGCGCTGTCCCACATGGGCTTCAAATACTCGATATACCGCTTGGTGCCGCCGTTTATGTAGCGGTTCACGATCATGTACAACTCGTCGGACAGGCCGTCAGGTGCCGGGATGACCGACACGCTCTCGACCTTCGCTGGCGTAGCGCCGTAGGCGTCGCTGAACCCCCCAACAACATGCCGGTGGAACCCGAGTATCTTCTGGTCGCGGTCGTAGGTCAGGCCAATGAGAGAACCGTCTGTCAGGCACATCCACACGATAGCCTGTGGCTCTGCTTGGAACGCCATCTCCACCACGCCGGTCTTGGTGATATGCTCTGCCACAAGCGTCATGTCAGGCGCGCGGAAGCCGTCGTCCTCGAACACATAGGACATCTCACGCAGCTTTTGCAGGGCGCGCTGGACGAAGATGACGGCGCGGCCCACCCGAACAGGTGAGATGTTCGCGCTGCCGAAGGTCGATGAACGCGCGGCCTGGATGTTGGATGGTGTCAGAACACCGCCGTTGTCATTAGGCCGCACGATCCACTCGCCGCCCACCGTCCCGACAGCCAAGCCCTTCTCCTCGTCGGATAGCCAGAAGATAGAGTTTACGTTGTCCGCCGACAGCGATGTTGACACCGCGAGGTCGTCGGCCACGGTCCCATCAGGATCGGTCGGCGCAAAGTTCTCAAAATCGCTGCTCACGCTCATGTCGATGCGCTGCGGGAAGTCGGTCGGCCCCGCAAAGCAGAGACGGTTTTGATGGAACGTCACGGCGGCGGGGTAGCCGGTCGTGTCGGACCAAACCCCGAGACGCCAAGCGTCCGTGGCGGTGGTGGCTGACGCATCTGGCCCCGAAATAGTCGCCGTAACAGACGTTGTGCTTGCGCGAGCTGTGACGGTCAGCCACGTCCAGTTTGTCGCAGCATCCTGCCAACGGATCGTGCGCCCGATGTCGGTGGTCTGAAATCCGGTGTCGTTGTTGATGCCGGTCACAGCAGACGCCGTCACCGTCACCGAGCCGGTCGTGCCGCTCAAGCCGAGCGTGGTCGTGGTCGCGTTGGTGCTGAGGAAAGGGCCGTCTGAAAATTCAATGGTCGTGATGCTCCACGACGTATCCGACGCGCGCTCAATCTTACGGGGCGGGTAACTCGGGTGCGTGATGTACAGCACATCCGCAGACTGCGCGAACTTGAGTTGGAACAGGTCGGCCTCGGCGTAGGTCGTCACGACCTCAACCGGGGAACCGCCGCTCTCAATCTGCCCACGGTCCTTGACGAACCGGATGTAGAGGTTGCCGAACTCAATCTGGTAGGCTTGCTCCGTCGAGAACTCGAACCGAACAAGCCGAGACTTCTCGCTGCTGGTTTCACACTCCACGATATGTGCTGTGCCGGGTCGGCGTTCGACCGGCCCTTGCAGCAGCGGGATGAAGTTCTTGCACGTCCGCAACCCTGTCTGGTACTTGTCGAGGTCCGGTCGCCCATACACCAACGGCGACACTTCGCCGCCGTTGAAATTGCTTTGTATGGGGGAGATTTTTGCCATTAGTAGCGGGCCGTGACCCAAGGGTCTTCGGGAGCCTGTTGCGGCGGGCGCTCAAAAGCGTTGATACGCCGCGCCTCAGAGCGAGCCTCTGTGTACAAGGTCTGCGCGGCCTGTATCTTGGCGTTCGACTGCGTGATCTTCTCCGCCAGGTCACGCGCAATGCGCGCCACCAACAGATCGGTGAACAGTTGGTCGAAGGCTTCTGGGTCGGTGATCTGCGCGATGTAGGTGATCGGCAGCGGTGCGCTGTCGTTCGTCAGGATGTTGCCTGCCTCAATTTGCAGATCGTCCTGGTTTGTCAGCCCGAGCCGACCGTTATTCGACATCAGCCGGAGGAAGTCTGCTGGGAGCGGAAAGGCGCGGGCGTATTCGAAGGCCGGGGCCGTCGAGGACGCCGCCAGCGACGCGCGTTTGCGGGCGAAGTTCCATGGGTGCGCCCTTAATTCACTGTCACGCGCATGTGCGTAGGTACGGTTGCACGCACGCGCATTTGTGCTGTCGTCGGTCAGTGCCGTGATACTCTTGGCACCGAGACGCTGCAACGCGAGATTGCAGATATCAACTTCCGAAGCCATGACGGCCCCCGCTAGTTGATGACGACTTGGTTCGCCGCGATCAGGGACGCGAGGTCTTTGAGCGACTGCACGACCTTGTCGCGGTCGGCGCTCTCGGCGATGTCAACGATGACTTCCCCAGCACCAGCGGACCCCGCATCGGACCCCGCGACCGAAGTGGCCGAGTTCAAATCAAAGTCCGCGATTGTCAGCGTGTAGGTACGATTAGCCATTCAGGTAGTCCTTCCAAAAGAGTGAGTGGGGGAGGCGCTGGCCTCCCCCAAACATCAATCAATCACCCAAGTACATGCGAGTGAAATCGTGCCTGTGCCGTTAGCACCGGCCAGCGACACCGTGATCGGTACACCAGTGCCGTCAGCGTCACAGACTGAGTACCGACCCAGAGCCTCGGTCAGTGCCGCGCCCGTAACCGCGACGCCGGTTGAGGCAGCAGCGGCCTTGTACTCGTCCACATCCGCAGCCTGGGCAGTGCCGTCAGCTTTGGTGTGAGCCGCGTAACCAACCGACAAGGTCGTGGACGAGCCGAGTGCGGCGTGGGCCACTTCCATTGTCAAGATACGCGCGCCGTTGGGGAGGTTGAACATCTGGATGTCCGACTGCTCCGCATCAGCAACGTAGTTGGCGTAAGACGAACGAACGCGACCGGCATTTTCGTTGGTCTTGATTTTTGTCGTGGGGGTGTCCTGATCCCACTTGGTCTTCTGGACTGAGTAAACAGTACCCATGGTCTATGCCTCCGAGCAAGTGATGGCGACGACTTTCTTCTCCTCAAGGCGCGTGGCCCCGAAGGTTCCTTTGACGTACACCTGAGTGGCATACGACTTGTCGTCACGTTCGGTGATGCGGACTTCCGTGTCGTTCCAGACGCCCAAGCACATGCCGGACTTCGCCCAGCATACCGCTGTGCGATCCGTGCCGGAAAGGGCAAGGCGCTGGCTGTCGAGGAAGTTGAAGCCCATGAACGACCGGATGCGACCGTCAACGAGGACCGGCTTGTTGGTGTAGTCGAGGCTGACAGCCTGAGTTTCACCGAGCAGATCATCGTGCTGCTGCGCGCCGATGGCGCAGTACAGTTCCTCGTTGTCCACATCAACTTCTGCGGCAATGAGAAGCTGCATGGCTTCACGAAGTTTGGCAATGGTCATGCCGCCAGCGGTTGTCGCTGCCGTCTGCGCCCCTGGGAAAGTCGTGGATGTTTCACCATCTTCGCCCGTCTTAGCGGTGCCGGTTGTGGCGGCGATGATCTCGTCGTCCATTGCACGACCAAGGGCATACGCGCCGTTGATTGCATAAGGGGACGTGGGATCAGCGATGACACGCAGCTTGTCCTGATCGTCGATCAGATCGGCCCACTCGTAATCTGCGGGGTAGACCCAACGGCGGTCATGCGGCGTCTCGATCAGCGGTGTGTCCGCGTGGCGAGTGGTTTTCTTCTGGGCCGTGACGGCTCCAACCTGGTTGACCGGAACGCCCGACTTGCCGGAGAAACTCTCATTCATCACAGAGTTGCGGAACTTGGACCCTTTCTGCTGGAGCAGATGGTCAACCGTGGACTTGTAGTCAATAAATGACCAGTCTAGGATTTCATTGGACATGATATAGCCTTTCGCTTTGTCCTAAGAGAAACAAAAGCCAATGGCTTGTCCGAATATCGGGGCCGCTACTAGGGCTGATTTATCGGCCCGACAGGGGTTATCGAAGGGTCGCCCGTTCGACGCAAATAGCGCGCTTGTGGTAAATATGGCACAGGTGTCGTGTTTGTGCAACAGATTATCGAACGCCTACTTCACAGACGCCAACAGGGCCAAAACCCCGTCCTCAAACTCAGCCACCCGCTCCATGAACTTTGTCTCCTGGTCGGCCAACTTGGCTTTCTGCGCGGTGAACTGGCGCTGGTCGAACGCGAACTTCTCAAGCTGCTTGGCGAACGCCTTCTTCTCTGTCGCCAGTTCGCCTTTGGCCTTCTCGACCGGGCGCATGGCGGCATTGGCACTCTCGGTGATGGACTTGGCTTTCGCCTTGGCCGTCTCGACAGTACCCGCCATGAGCGCGTTCATCTCATCGAACTCAGCGTTGAGGGTTTTGTTGCGCTTCTTCACCTTGTCGTGAGAAGCGGCAAGGTTGGTCTCTGCGTCGGCCAACTCCCGCAACCGTGCTTTGAACTTCGCGCCGTCCTGGACAATGTCGAGGGCGTCGCTCGCGCCTAGCTTGCTCATGCTTCTGCGCCTTGCCTAACCGCGACCGGCAGCGGCTTGCTGCGCGAAAGCGGACTTCTTCGCCACCATCGCCTTGTGTTTGGGGTGACCCCGGTCCATGAGTGCCTTGTATGTTTCTGGGTCGCCCCACATCGCGTTCATAGCCTCGATAGCCGCTGACGGGGTGAGCGCACCCTCGGCACTCTCACCGTTGACCACCATATCCTCGCCCAGCTTGGTCGCCAACTGATCGACAAACCGCAGGGCCGCTGCTGGCCCCATAGCCGATCGAAGGCCGAGAAGATGCTCATTGTTGATACCGAGCGCGGCTGCTGTGCTGTCCATGCCCGTCATCTTCTGCTCGAAGGCCGCGCCCCACTCGCGCCGCAGTTCTGTTTCGGCTGCTGCCGCCGATTGCTCGTTGGCCTCCTGCCGCGCGCCGGTCAGGGAGGCGACGTGTTCGTTCCACTCCGCTGCAACGCCCTTTGCCTGTGCGGGTGTCAAGCCGTGTTTGTGGAACACGCTGCCCGCCCACTCGGCCATCGCGCCGTCCTGACCCTCGGGGACCGGCAGTTCGTAACCGGCCGGCGTCTCGGGGCGGCCCAACTTGCCATAGAACTCGCCCAGGGCTTCGGGGTCGGCGTCCGGCCCCGGCAGAGTGACCGTGCGCCCGGCCTTATCCGCGCCGAACATCTTTTCGAGATTGTGATACATCGAAGCCAACTGCTCCGGTTCCTTCACGCCCTTGTTCTCAACAAACCCGCGCAAATCCTCGTTCTGGAATTTGCTGTAGAAAGGCTCTGCCGGGGCGGCGGGCGCTGCTGCTGCGGGCGCTGCCTCCGGGGCGGCTTCTGCTGCTGGTGCCGGGTTGCCCGCGTCTACGGACCCAATATCATCAGACATGAATTATTCTCCTGTTGGGTTGAAGTATTGTACCAATTCGTCGGGCGTCAGGTTGAGGTGCTTCGTGATCCGAAGCCATACCTCACGTCGGCCTTCCAGCAAGGCGGACACGCGGGGGTCTGTGTCAAAGGTGGTTTCATCCGCACGGCAGAACCGCGCAAGGTCGGCCAGTACCGCCTGTCCACCGACGCCCGCGAAGGTCGTCTGATAGTTGCGCTTGCGGGTCGTGAGGAACCGCAGGGTGTCTGCGAGCGCCATACTACGACCCCAACTGCTTCATAATTCCCGCCGCCGCCGGGGCGGCATCGACCATCTGCTGCACCTGGGCTTGTTGCGCGCGGCCCCGCCGCAGAGACTTGATGGCGTCCTCACCATTCATCCACGACGGCGGCACCGCGTTGATCTCGGCCAGGTTACGATAGATCACGTCAGCGTTGAAGTTGTCCAGCACCGAGATGTCCTTTGTGGTGTTGGCGTAGGCAATCGCTGCTTCCAGCGTCCGCAGCCAACCACCGGCCTCCTCGGCTCGCTGTGAGCGAGACAGCGGGCTGTCGTATTGAACTTCGTACTCACCTTCGGCCTCGATCAGTGCTTGCGGCATCTCTGGCATGACGTTCTGCTTCATCAACAGATCGAGTTCACGCTCGATCATTGGCCCGAGCATCTCGGACTGCTGACGCCCCATCGTCGGTGCCAGGAGCATCCCCTTCTCGCGGGTCCGCTCCAACACTTCCGTCGCCGTCATGGCGGGGGTTTCAACCAAAATCTGGAACAGCGTCACAAGGAACGCATCGTTGATGACCTGCCGCTCCATGTCCATGAGTTCCTGACCCGCGGCGAGGTTGCCGGTGGGCAGTTCATGGACCAACCGCTGGCCCGACGAGTTCACCCCGCCGGAGTTCATCGCGCCGGGGCGCATGGAGAAGGTGTCGAGGATGCCGTCATCATGCGTCAATAACACGGGGTCCACAATACGGTGGCCCTGCTTGAGCATGGTCTTCTTCTGCTCGTTGAGAACCTTGATGGCGGGGAGTGCCATCATCGCAGGCGAGCGCCCATAAATCTCGCCCGGCCCTGTGACGTACCGACTGATCGGATATGGGAAGGTGTCGAACCCGCCCTCGGACAGAAGCACATGACCTTCGAGCAGGACGTAGTACGACCCCCACCGCTTGCCCCGCGCGTCGGCCCGCGCTGCGCTGTAATCCGAGCGTGGCTTCACGCAATGGATGATCTCGTATTTCTTGTCTGGTGTCTCGCGCGCGCCCTTCTCAACATCGCCCACATTCTCGAAACGACCGTTCTTTTTGCGCTGCATGATCTGGCGCGCGGTCAGCGTGAACTTCCGGTAGGAGGTGTCAACAATGCCCTGATGGTTCAGGTCGAAGTAGATCGAGCGGAGGTTGATGGCCTGGTAGCGCAGCCCGCCGTCGTCATGTGCGTCGGGGAAGATGCAGGACGTGCCGAAGGCACCAAGGCCAATGAAGACCTCGTGCATCTGAGAGGCGTAGTTTGCGCGGGGTGAATACCGATAGCGGAACAGCGAGTTGTTGGCTTCCTCAAACCACAGCTTGACCTTATGATTTCGCATCAGCGACGGATCGGACGCCGTCAGCCGGTGCCACTTCTGGTTTCTTGGAACCAGCATACTTTCCATGACAGCAGCAAACCGCTCAAGCCCGAGCGCGGCTGTGCTGTCGAACATCTTCTCTGTGCGCTTCTCGCCGCGTGTGATGCCCGTGTCGGGGGTCTGGAACGTGTCAGAGTAGCGGGGGAGCACGCGATCCGCGACTTCCTCCCAATGCTCCTCCCAAGTCCCACGATCACCTTTCAGGCGCTCGTAGCGTTTGACGATCTCTTGCGCGATGTTGTCCATCAGTGGTGCGTCCTCTTGCTGCTATCGCTGCGGGTCAGCACAGTGAGCCTGCCAAACCGATGCCCCACTAGATCAAGTGTTTCTCTCATGTCATTCGCCAAGTAACGTTTTTCGGACACTCTGTCCGTCGCCGCCCTGAGATGACGATGTGTTCGCGCGTCTGCGCGCGTCCAGAGGATCGGGCGTCGTGGGTGCCGATGGTGCCAGAAGTATTCCTGACGCCGGTGCGCCGGGTTGCCGGGGCTGCGGGGCCAACGGTGTGTCGCCCCCAGCATCGCCGCCAACACCCGCCCCCGCTGTGCTGGTGCCTGTGTTGCCCATCGACATGCCCTCGACGGCTGCTGAGATGCCCATACCGTCGCCAATGCCGCCAGCACCGCCCACGCCACCACCAGACCCACCACCCATTAGGCGGAGCCTAGCAGCGTCTTCTTCACGACAGGAACCTCATCAGTCACACCCTGTCCACTTGTCAAAATTGTTGATGCGCGACCTTGTGTCCCCGCTTGTCGCAGCCGCTCATTGCGGGCGGCAAGCTGCACGTCCGCGTCCGACCGATCAGGCGGAGGCGGCGGCGGGGCCGGGGCTGTGGGCGCTGCGCCTCCAAAAATTCCACCCATAGAGTGTTGCTCCTTTGTCACACTATTGCATAGTTACCACAGTTTCGCCTACGCGAACAAGTCATAATCCATCCCCGCCGCCACACGCCGTCTTGCGGATCGCCGGGAGGTCTTCGCATCGCCGCGCGCGATGGTCCGCGAGAAGGTCATCATGTAGGCGTCCGCATAATCGGGGCTGGCGAAACCTTTGGCGCGCATCTGATCCTTCGACCACAGCGCAAGCTGCCCCTTCAAATTTATCCGGTAGCGCATCCCGCAGAGATCGACGACGAGTTCCTTGTGATCTGGTAAGCTGCCACTCGGTAGCCACTCCTTGAAACGGCCCCAGATTTCGGTGCGGTGGAGGTAATATCTCTCTGGGTCGCTCGCCGTGCTGCTCGCCATCACCGAGATGATCTGGTAGCCCATCCGCTCCAACAGTTCGATCACCGGCCCGCCAATACCATCTGCCTCAATCATCACAGCATCCGGTTTGTACTTCTCAATCGCGGCGGCACAATGCTCCGCCAACTCTGCTGTCGTCGTCTTGGGATAGACCAACGGCTCGATGGAGCGCGCGTCGCGCCCCTGCCGGAAAGCGATCACCGCCTTGTCCCGGCCCATGCGCGCAGGATCGACGCCCATGATGAGCGGCGCGTGGATGTCCGGCTCGACCTCGCGGGCGACGGCGTCCTCGACCTCGCCACGGCTCAGGAAGTTCTCGTCGCCCTGACGGGGGAACATGCCGTAGACCTCGACACGGGCCTCGTCGCTATCCTCACCGTACTGCTTGATGATACCCGCGTAGAGCGCCTGATCGTTCTCGTTGACCGTGCGGGCGTCAACCGTGCGATGCCACCACGCATCGCGGTTCGCATTGAAGCACTCGAAGAACGTGCCGGATGGGTTGCGTGGGTTGGAAATGGCTACCCAGAAACGATGCACGGTCGGATCGGTAAAATAGCCCTCGGTCACGGGCCAGATGGGCGCGGGGATGCCGCTGGCCTCGTCGAACAACACGGCCATGCCAGCATGGCTGTGGACACCGGCAAAGGCGTCTGGTGACTCCTCGGACCACAGGCGCGCTTGGATGTACCAGTAGGCATCATCGTAGTCGGTCGTCGTCTTGAGGGAGTGGATCAGCCACTCTGCCGGGCGGAGGCTCATGGCATTGTGCTCGAACCAGTTGGCGTTGATCGCCATCGTGGCCCACTTGCGGATTTCCGGGAACGTGGTCGATTTTAACTGCTGTTCGGTGTTGGCGGAAACGATGACCGTGGAAGATGGGACTGTGGAGAATAGCCAGAGTGCCACCCAGGCGAGGAACGCGGACTTGCCGATACCGCGACCGGACGCTATGGCGATTTTAAGGAGTTCGGGGGTGAGGTCTTGGCGGGTGCGATTGCGGTTACGGGCGATGTGGTCACGCATCTCTTGGAGGGCTTCGAGTTGCCATTGGCGGGGGCCGTGGTGGTGTTCGAGGGGGGAGTTGGGTTTCTGCCACGGGAAGGTGTAGAGGACGAACTGCAGGGGGTCGTCTGCAAAGGCGAGCATCTGGGCGATGAGTTGCTGTTCGCCTTCACGTGGTTCTTGCTTGGCCATTGACTAACCCACAACTTCCCAATCGTCCGACAAGAGATCGGTTTGGCTGGCGAGCCACGGCACGACCATGTCGTCGGCGGTCTTCATGTCGATGTGCGCATGGTACCGGATTTCGGTGCCCTCTGGGTAGATGCCCATGAGAGGGGGGCGGTTAACCTTGAACGTAGAGCCGGGGACAAGGAACAGGAACATACCGGCACCGTTCCACCCGGCACGGGCCACTCGGCTACCGGCTTTGATGGCTTCAAGTGCTGCTGAGAAAGTTAGATAGGTACCCATGTTGGGCCTCGCTTGGTTGGTGGTTGATGAAAAAAAAAAAAAACTCCTGAAAAATTTTGAAATAAATTGTCGGCGTGACCACCATTACCCTGTGCCCGCGCCGCCGATCTCGGGGGTACCCCCCGGCATACCCCCCTTAGTCAATTCGTCATCCGGCAAGCGGCAAGCGGCAAACAGCCTAACATACGCTACCGTATGGCGCATAATATCTATTATGTTAAATGGTCAATCTTCAGTGTTATCAATGGGTTGATGTATATGTGCGGTATCATCGTGCTCCAAGATACGCGCGTCACGCATAGCATTGACCGAATTCAGGCGTTTCGCAGCTGCTTGCATTTCGTCGCCTAGTGAAATGAGGACATGGGAAACGCTAACTGCACTCTCGACGGGGATACAGCGCGCAACAAGGGAAGCGAATATGGCGGGGTTATCTTCCGCTTGCTTGAGTAGCCAGGTGTTCCCAGTACCATTTACCCGTTCGAACGCCCACGCGATACGCTCTTTAGCCGCGAGCGACGCGACATTCTTAGAACCTTTTGGGCGCGGCATGGCGTGAATACCCTATTCCATAACGATATGTGACCACTAGATATTAACCGGATATTGGTTAATTCGCAACATGCTGCATTTTTCTTGTTTTTATTGCTTGACACATGGCCAAGGGTTGCTTATGTAGGGTATATCGAAACACGCAAACAAGGAAAATCAGAACATGACCACAAAGCAATTCATTCAAGAACTTTTGGACCGCGTCGAGAAGAAATCCAGCCCCTACTTGCACATCGGCCCAATGGACCGAGACACCTGCGATCTTGTTAGCGCCGCGAACAACTTGGGTCTGGCAATTTGGCAACCCACAACCCGCCAAGTTTATGTCCGGATTGAAGCCTGCGAACGCTACGTAGCCTAGCACTTTCGCACATGAGCCGTGAAAGCGGCCCATTAGTGAGTGCGCTTTGAACCAGCAAAAGGAAAATCAGACCATGCCAAAGACATACTATGCCGCACAACGCCCGCGCGGATTTATCAATGAGACCATTGTATCACGTTTCGCCAGCAAGCGCGCGCGCGACGCATGGGTTACCGATCATGAGAACGATGGTGACGTTAACGCCGCGACACATGGCGCGTTTGCGATTACCGCCAACCGCGCCCGGTATCTCACGCGCCCGGATGATTGGTTTGGGGTGGTAGAT